AGTTCTCCGACATGTGCGACTACATGCGCTGCTTCATGACGGGCGTCAACCTCATCTACGACGCCGTGCCGACACAGCAGTTCTGCCTCCAGATTCTCGACAGCCAAAACGGCAAGTTCGCCGACATCTACACCGTCAACCCCGACAAATACAAACAGAGCAAGGCGGCCCTGCTCTACACCTTCAACTGGAACGGCTCCTTCTTCGACGGCGCCTACAAGACCCGCTGGTCGGCCTCCTACATGGACGAGGCGACGCGCTTCGACAACAAGACCGACAAGACCCTCGGCCACTGCGGCCTCTGGTATTACGCCCTGGGTAACGATATCACCCTGGGCAAGCTCAACGTGGCGTTCGACTGGATGTACGCCCGCGAAGCGCTCGACCGCCTCGGCGTGCTCACCGAGTTCCTCAACAGCGGACAGACGCTGACCAACACGAAATACATGTCGTACGTCTGCAAGGTCAACTACCGCCTGACGCCGAAATGGAACCTCTTCGTCAAAGGGATGCTCGAAGATGAGGGCACCTACCGCGCCTCCGCCGGCTACGACAAGGGCAAATACCGCACCGCCTACGGCTACCTCGGCGGCGTCGAATACTATCCGATGAACGAGAACCTCCGCTTCTTCATGACCTATATCGGCCGCCACTACGACTACACCGATATCGCGAAGGCCCACAAGCTGAAAGACTACTCGACCAACACCCTTTCGGTCGGCTTCATCTATCAGCTGAAGATGTTCTGATTGCGAGGAGCCTCGGCGACAATAGATGTGGACGTAATCGCCTGCAGCATCGACCGCGCGACGACCGAGGATGTGGACGTCAAGCGAAGTAGGGGCGATGGATGTGAGGCGGAACGGAGCGCAGCGAAGTGAAGACGAACGTAATCGCCCGCAGCGGCGACCGCGCGACGACAATGGATGTCGACGTCAAGCGAAGTAGGGGCGATGGATGTGAGGCGGAACGGAGCGCAGCGAAGTGAAGACGAACGCAATCGCCCGCAGCGGCGACCGCGCGACTCAAACGAAACATCGACAACGGTTTTCCGAAAGAAAACACTCCATAACAGCCGGGCCTCGGATGCAGTGATGCAGCCGGGGCTTTGCTGTTTTTGAATGCGGCGACCGCGCGACGACCTCGGATGTCGACGTCGAGCGAAGTAGGGGCGATGGATGTGAGGCGGAACGGAGCGCAGCGGAGTGAAGACGAACGTAATCGCCCGCAGCGTCGACCGCGCGACGACCGCGGAATGCGACGATAAATCAATCCATAAATTCAAAAAAATCGTACGTACGATCGGAAAAATTTGTACGTACGATCGGAGAAAAACGTACGTACGTTTTGGGGAATTTGTACGTACGTTTTTCCGCGTTTGTACGTACGTTTTTTTTGCGGTCGGTGCATCGTATGTCGTCGCCCGGTCGACGCCGCGGGCGATTACGTTCGTTTCCGCTCGCTGCGCGTCGCTTCAACTCACATCCATCGCCCCTACTCACGCCGCTGGCGCGTCGGTTGTGGTTGTCGTCGCGCGGTCGTCGCGCGGTCGTCGCTGCGGGCGATTACGTTCGTTTCCGCTCGCTGCGCTTCGCTTCAACTCACATCCATCGCCCTTACTCGCGCCACCCCCTTAACCGTCGCCCGCCCGACCTTTCAACCACCCTGCTTTTGTCATTTGCATTTTTTACGAATAAATCAGCATTTCCTCCGCACACGAAAATTGAACAGTTTCAGAACTATTCATGTTATATTTTTACGATAGCAAGGAAAACGAACTAACCTATCAACCAATAAAAGAATTCAATACTTAATCCTAATCGCGTTATTTCTATGGCAGATCTACGCTTTAAATCCTATTTATTAATCGCCCTCCCTACCATCGCAGCATGCTCGACCGACACGATCGCCGAACTGTCGAATGTCGAAGTCACGCTCAACGTCAGCATGATTGACAACCTTCCGTCCAATCGCGCCCTGACAGACAAGATTTATCCCGGCAAAGCCGGCGTCGACCTCTTGGTTGTGCAAGCCTACGAGAGCGACGGCGACCCCGTCTTCGACTCGCCCCAAGCCGTAAAACTCGATGACGGCGCCGCCACGATGACCCTCTCGCTCTCGAGCGAAGAGAGATACACCTTCGTGGCATGGGCGCAAAACAGCACTTGCAAAGCCTACGACCTGCAGAAATTCCCGGTCGTGCGGGCGCACTACCCCAACACGCAGAAGAACAACGACACGACCCTCATCGCCTACTGCGGCAAAACGGCTTATGTCGACCCCTACGAGACGCCGAGCGTCGACCTGAGGCTGCGCCGCGCCGTGGCTCAGCTCAACGTGGGGATGTCGATGACCGACTACCTCAACTCGTCGGTCGCCATGCGCACCAACCGCTCGCGCACGGCGTTCGTCAATCTCCCGACAAGCCTCAACCTGCTCGACGGCACCGTGACGCAGGCCGACACCACCATCAGCTTCGCCTACAGCGCGTCGTATATGCAACCCAATGACACGGAGAATCGGCGTCCGCTGGTGACCTCGACCGACGTAGACGCTACGCAATACGCCTGGCTCTCGATGACCTATATTCTTGCGCCTACCGAACAGTTGCAGCTGCCGCATGCCAACTTCCGCCTCAAGACGCCGAGCGACGACGACGTCACCGTCGTCCCTCTCCTGCCGCAAATAAACTTCTATGCCCTGCCGATTAAGCAGGCGCAGCGGACCAATATTATCACGACGTGGGGAGCGAAGAGCTGATTGAGAGATGAATGGCAACCGACGCGATGCAGGAATGGGGGACGTAATCGCCCCTACTCGCGCCGCTATCGCGTCGGTGGCAATGTCGTCGCAAGGTCGTCGCTGCGGGCGATTGCGTTCGTCTCCGCTCGCTGCGCTTCGCTCCAACTCACATCCATCGCCCCTACTCGCGCCGCTATCGCGTCGGTGGCAATGTCGTCGCGCGGTCGTCGTTCCGGGCGGTGGCAATGTCGTCGCGGCGGTGGCGCTTCGGCGGACGTTGTTTTCGCGGCAAACCGCAAATATTTTTCACTTACGACACTTTTTTTCAACATTGCTATTGCAGTATTAAATATTTGCCCTATATTTGCAGTGTCAAAAACAAAACGACGGGGTATTAGCTCATCTGGCTAGAGCGCGACACTGGCAGTGTCGAGGTGAGCGGTTCGAGTCCGCTATACTCCACATTTAAGGCTGATAATCAGCTATTTAATTTCAGATTACCCGCAAAAGTACCCTAAAAAGGGCTTTTGCGGGTTATTTTTTATGTCTTCCCGCGTATATAATAGGTAACGGCCCCCACTGCGAGAATCAATGCTAACAACGTTAGCACTTTGGCGGGTGATGCCGTCTTTGATTGCCGTTGTTCAGTTTCGGAGGCTTGTGCCGTCTCCTCGCTTGTGGCGGTGGCTGTCGTTTTTTCGGAGGTGTCGCTGGCGGATGACGTTAGCGCCGTCGCCGCTGTCTCCGCTCGATCCGTTCCCGTTATAGTCACTTTGCCGCGGCTAATCACTATAGGCTGCATCCGGTCGGGCGCCCGCTGACGATTGGCGGAGTCTGTCTCGTGGGCAAACTCCGTTTTTTCGAACTCTATTACGATGTTGTAGTCCCGTGCCGTCTTGCCGTTCGTCGTCTCCTCCTTCTGCGTGGAGGTCGTTCCTTCGCTCTGTCGCTCCTGCTCCTGTCGGCTCGTCGCCGTCACCGTCTCTTTGCAGGTCTTGGAGCTTCGAGTTGTCTTGCATCCAAATAATAGTAGGAGCGGTAGTATTGCAATAAGGTATTTAGGTCTCATCTTCGAATTTTATTACAGTCTCCGTTTTGGTGTTATAGGCCAACGCCCCGAAGCGTATCGAATTAAGCCGGCGAAGCCAGCCGTCTCTATACTTCTTTTGCGAAGGGTCAGCCTTAATAATGTCGTCAATAAATAGGATACGGGCGCGGCGTATCTTGTCAAACATCGCCCGCGGGTCTTGCGCGTTAAGGGCCGCTAATGTCTTATCCCCAACCACTCCGTCAACCTTGACCCCGAGAACTTCCTGAACTTTGGTTATCCCGTGTTTCCCGGAGGCCCAAACCCAATCTACCAAAATATTAGCTACACTTTGGCTCTTAATTCGGTCAGCCTTCCATCTGTTCCAATAGTGCGGGCGCATCACGATATTAATAACCTCCTGTTTGGTCAACAGCTTTAAATCGTCTACGTCGATGTCACCGTCGCCGTCTTTGTCATACCCAACGGCGCGCCACGTTGCAATAGTGACGCCCATATTGGTGGCGCCTCCTCGGTCTGTCGGGTCGTTTACAAAGCCCCCTTCAAAACTAAGGATGAAGGGAGCCAAAATGTCTAATCTTGCCATTACTCTACAAATGGGGGTAAAATGTATTGAATGTTATTAGCCGCCTGGCGTAAAACGTCTCGGGCGATGTTTACGTCAATCGCAGCGCCGTGCGTAAACTCGCAAAATATAGAGCCTACCCAATCGTGGGTATTATCGCTTAGCTTTTTGATGATCACCTTCTCAGTACCGCAGGAACTTAGAAGGGATTTAGCGTAGCGGTCGTCTACCTGGGCGTCTATATCCTCAATCGCTACAAATGTATCACGCGCCAACACACTACAAAACTTAGCCAAATCGCACATCTTTAAATTCTGAATGCGCGGCTTCATGCTCTCTACGCCTTTACGCTTGCTTTCGAAGTAGATGCTAATCATACTTTCGTTGCCGAGCGGATGGGGCTGCACGATGTAAACTCGGTCTGCCTTCAGCTCGTGGAGTATCTCCCAAAGTTCACCGTGAACTATTGCGGAGTTGTCGCTTCGCCGCTTCTTCTTCTCGTTCTGCTCGGCCTCGAGGGCTGCTACCTTTAAGTCTGTCAGCTTATTTTTCGTGTACTGATTGTAAGCAAAGTAGGCCGCTATAATAGTGCCTATTGCGCTAATAATAGCCGGTAAACTCTCCATGGTGCCTCCCGTTTTAGTAGCCGGCCGCCTGCATGTCTGCCTTAACCTGCTGTTTAATCACCTGGAGCCGGCGAAGGTAGGCGATATAGGCGTCTTTGGCTGTCGTTGCGGCTGCATCCTCTAATATGCCTTCGGCGGCGGCGTTGTAGGCGTTTACGAGGTCAAACTCCGCAGTTTCGTCGATCTCGTCTCTAATCACGGCTTTTACTACCGCTTCGTAGGTCGGGCGCCCCCAAACTTTTACGGTGTTGCACTCGTAGCCGGTGCGCTCCGTCCCGTCCGGGTCAGTCGTTGTTATAGGAGCGATATTATAATTGTAATAATACGCGCCGTTCCCCAAATCTTGGATAATAGTCGGCCTAACGTCTGAATTTGATTTCATACGGTGCTATGCTGTTTAGTTTGTTAATAAAATAGGTGCTGTTGCTGTGTTTGCACCATCCCCACCAGGAGGCGCAACGTTGCAAAAAGTATGCTTTGCTTATCGGTCGGCGCCGCATCCGCGCCACCGCCCGCGCAAAGTTTTGCTTTACCCGCTTGCGGAGCCGTGTCTCATGCAGGTAAAATACGTAGCCGAGGAAGTCCACGCCGCGGCCGTGTTTATCGCGATGCGTTTTGGCTACCGGGAAAATCTGTTTGTTTTGTTTGACTGACAGCTTTAACTCCTTGTCGAGGTACTCCTCTATATCGGCCAATAAGGCGCGGAGCCATGCCTTGTCTGAACTGAATATTACTATATCGTCGGCATAGTCTACCATATACTTTACGCCCTTCTCCTGCTTCAACCAAATAATGAATTTAGTAAAGTATAGAAGCGCAAAGAATATAGAAGGATGGTTGCCGATGGGGATGCCCGCCTCCGTACTGTCTATCAAATCGTCTATCAGCGCAATAACTTTGCGGTCTTTTATCTTCCACCGCACCAGCTGTTTTAATACGTCGTGGTCAACGGTTGGATAAAACTTCCGTATGTCGAATTTAAGACAATAACGGCAGCCTTCCGGGTCTTTGCGCATGAAGTGTCTAACGCGGTCCGCGGCGGCTTGTATGCCACGGCCGGGGATGCCGCAGTACGTGTCACGGTCAAACCGTTGCAGCCAAATGGGGGCTACTACATTCATTATCGCATGGTGTACAATTCTATCAGGATAATAAGGAAGGCAATATATTACGCGCTCCTTCGGTTCCTTAATCTTAAATGTTGCATAGCGGGATGGTTTATATGTCCCGTTCTTTAAATTTTCGCAAAGCTCCTGCAGGTACTTCTCCCTATTTTGGTCGAACGAAATAACGCCTTTTGTGGCTGTCTTGCCCTTGCGTGCGCGCTCGTCCGCTAAGCATAGGTTGTCTATGCTTACCAACTTGTCAAACAAATTGCCGTACCGTTTCATATCTTAATCTTGCTTTGCTGAATCCCCGGGAGGTTCGGGTTCCCCTACTACCCCCTTTGAAAGGTTATTATTTTTTGCCTTATTATCGGCAGGGCCTTTGCTTTTAATATTTTGACAAGCGGCTTGCCGCTTGTTTTTCAGTAAATCCGCGAACCGAGGTTCGCATTCGTATTCGTGGGCACGTTGTTCGTATTCGCGTTCGAGAGGCCGGCATTACCGCCATCATTCGCATTCCCGCCGAAAATCACGCCTTAAAGCAAACAGCCTAATTCTTTTTACTCAAAATAATAACGTGTCCCGTTGGCTCTCATGGTCACCTTGCGCGGGAACGCGTTAAGCTTCGCTATCTGGTCCACTATATATTTGATGTCCTTCGAATTGGTGAAGAACTTGCGGGCTTCGCTCATCGTGTCATCTTTGTTGAACTTAATCAATACCAAATAACGGGCTTCGCCGTACTTGGTCTTAACGCCTGTAATACGTCCACATACCCAAAAGGTGGTATTAATAAGCTGCTGTTGTGTAGTTTCCTTGCAATTGTATTGCAGGTTAGTCTCATCCGGTTTAATGTTAAGGAAGGCGAGTGATCCGTCGTCTACTGTAGTCATAATTATTAATTTTAAATTTAACCATATTGACCTCGGGCGACTTTAAACGGGTCGCCCGAGGCGTTTTTTTGAGGGCCGTGTTTCCGTGGCCCGTGTTTTTGTTACGTTATTCGGAGGCGGGGATAAAGCAAAGCCGCGAACCGAGGTTCGCAAGCGTAT